GATCTCAACGTGGTTAAAAAGGTTGTTAATCGTCTGTCTGCTCCTATTTACAAACGACCTCCTAGGCGTGAATCTAAGGATAATCAAGAGGGTCTAGATCAATTACTAGAGAACACGCAGTTTCAACAAAACATGATTCGACTTGTTAAGTTTTGGAGGCTTCACAAAAACGCTGTCCAATACACTCGTGCAATCTTTAGCGAACAAGACGGTGGAACTATCATCAAAATGAACGCGCTCGCTCCACACCAATACAGTGTGAAAGTAAATCCGAAACACAGAGAGGACGCCAATGTTTACATACTATCTTTATTTGCTGATAGAGACTCGCCTGCCCTTAGAACTATTGATGAAGCAACAACGGCGGTACGCCGTAAGGGAGATGAGACCAAGGGTAAGGTCGAGACGAATGCGATAGATGACGAGCCTGAATCTACACGTGAGTTTGTTTTCTGGACTAAGGACACCACACTCGCAACGTTAGAGAATGGTCTCATTTTAGGTGAGGACCTTTCAGGTCAGTTTTTAAATCCAATTGCAAGGCTTCCCTTCTCCCTCATTGCTGATTCAAGAGACGGTGAGTTTTGGGCACAAGGTGGTAGAGACCTGACCGAAGGTACTATCATGGTCAATGCGATGCTGAGTGATGCTGCGACCATTGCAAAGATTCACGGCTTTAAAATTATGGTAATGAGTGGGTCAGCAAGAACGCTACCCAACCTTGAACAAATAGGTATCACTAAAGCAATACGCCTCCAATATGATAAAGACGAGGACCCAACACCAGACGTTTCGTTTGTAGGTGGTGACGCTAATATCAGCCAGCATGTAAAAATGGCAATCGATTATTTACAATTACTCCTTTCTACCAATGGCCTTAAAGCTGCGGGTGTGGACGGTGTCGAGGGTAGTGCCTCAGGACTTGCTAAGATGATGGATGAAGCTGAGCTAACTGAGAACACAGAAGAGGCAATGGCAATCGTTCGAGACGTTGAGCTAGATGCAATTGATGTGATGGTAAAATGGCACAACTGGGCTTTACAAAATATAAGCGATTACGTTTGGAAAGACCTAGGCCTTATTGACCCAGAACAAATTGCAGTCACTTTCCCTGTATCAGCCGCACCAGCAATGTCGAGTGCTGAGGTTGATTCTAAAGTCAAACAGCTTGACAAGGGTCTCACATCTAAGAAAAGAGTTATCAGAGAACTAAATCCTGGTATAACTGACGATGAGATAGATGAGCTATTGAAAGAAATAGCTGACGAAAAACAAGAAGGCATGGAACGCATGTCAAAACTAATGGGAGAAGGTAATGGGAAAATCAGTAAAGAAAAATCCGTTCTTGGACAAGAAGAAGAAGAAGAACGGGGAGAAGGAAGCGGAGAAGAAGAACGGAAAAAACAGCTTCCCTTTCAAAAAGAAGAAAAAAAAGAAGAGTAAATAATTGGCTTTAGTTATAGTCCTACTCTTTTTTGTAGCACTAGACTTATATTGCTTCCTTAATCCAGAGAAAGAAAACCAAAGGATATACAATATAACTGTCGACGATGTGAAATGGGGCAAGTCACAATGACAGCGTTCGATCAAACAATAGACCTCAACGGTCAGTCAGTAGTGACGTTTGATCTATCGCAAGCTGTCAATGAATTGAATGACGGCAAATCATTTGACTTGACGCCGAATGCTTTATCTGAGATAGGAGAGCGTATCATCCGACGCATCAAGGATAGAACCGCTGGTGCTGTCGGCGCGAACGCTAGAGGAGAAGAGGTCCCCTTCAACTCCCTAGCGTCTGCTACACGCAAGAACTACCTCGATGGTGTAAAGATTCGAGAAGGTAGGTCTTCGGGTAGGGAGATCACAACAGGCCGATCTAAGGCGAACCTGAAACTATCAGGCGACATGTTGGCATCTCTTAAGGTCATCAATACTTCAAGTAACACTGTAACAATTGGAATACAAAATGATTTCCAAGCGGCAAAGGCAAAGGGTCATCACACAGGACAGCTAGGTAGAAACCGTGCACAAGAACGACCATTCATGTTTCTACGACAGTCTGATTTTAGTAATGACATTGATCCGATAATTAAACGCAATCGACCAGAACAAGAAAAACCCACAACACAGGCTCAAAGTAATAGAATATTTGCAGGGCTATTTAGTGCTTTTTTGAAAGGTTCTGGGAATGGCGGTCAAACTTAAATTACCTAAGTCTTTCTTTACTGGTGAACCTCTCAAGGGTTCTGACTTCCGTGCAATGGCGAATAAGATTATCACAAGGATATTGAAACGCGCCGAGTCATCAAGGGGTGTCAATGCTAAAGGTAAGCTTATTAAGTTTCCTAAGCTTAAGAAGTCAACCCAAGAAAACTACACAAGGAAACGGGTCAAAGGTCCCAACAAAGGAAAACGTGGTGTCAGACTCCCTGACGGTACAATCATTTTCAATTCTGAAAAGGCATCAAAGCTTAGGTTGTCTGACACGATGCTTCAAGACATTCGTATCATAGAAGTACAGAAAGACAAATTCATCGTAGGCTTTGGATCAAGTAAAGAAGAGAAAAAAGCAAAGGGTCATCAATTCGGACTGGGTAACTTACCGAAAAGACCTTTCATGAATCTTAGCAAGGGTACTCAAAACGCAGATATAGGCGGTCTTTCCGACGTATCCCTAATCAAAAAAGAAATACTAAAAGCAGGTAGACGAACGGCCAAAAAACCTACAAGATAGGTGAGGTGACAAAAAACGTCACCACACAGCGCGTGATGACAAAAATTGTCACCGCTGCGGGTATTTGTAACGTATTATCTATAGGAGGGATTATGCCAGAATTGGTGAATCAAGCTGTCGAAGGACAGGGAGAAGGTAAAGCAGAGTCTAAAGACGCTGTAACGGATGCGACTGATTTAGTAAGTCGATTGGAGAATGTCGAAGGGCTGAACCAAAGATTGCTAGATGAATCGCGAAGGAACAAGACTCGCGCTCAACAGGCTGAAAAAAAGCTTGAAGAGTTTCAAACACGTCAACACGCTGTTGAGCAGGAAAAAGCTGAGGCTGAGGGAAATTGGAAAAATCTTTACGAAACCGAACGGAAACGTAGAGAGAATCTTGAAAAAGATTTAGGTGACTTTCAAAACTTTGTAACAAAGAGAGAGGTTGAAACCGCTTTGAGAACATCGGCGTTAAAAGCCCGTGCACATGAGCCTTCAGATGTCGTGAGGATGATTGACTTCACTCGCGTTCAAGCTGACGAAAAGGGTAATGTACTCAATGCAGACAATCTTATTGCAGAGATCAAAGGCAATAAGCCTTATATGTTTGCTAAACAATCGTTACCAAGTCACATTGAAGGAGGTCAGCCGCCACCCAAAGAACCACTCCCCTCAGAATTGGGACCGCAAGAAGTTTCAAAGCTTGTTCGCAGTAGCGACCCAAAAGAAAAGGAACGCGGCTTAGCTGCTATGAGGCAGATGCAAGCCGCAGAAGGAAGGATTTAAAATGGCTGACGCACCCACGTTAAAATCGGGGACTACCGTTCAAACAACTCATTCAGCAATCTTGCTTGATGAGCTACGAGAAGCCCTAGAAAATGAAATATCCCAAATCGCAAAGCGCGACTGGGAAGGTGAGATCAAACAAAAAGGCGACACCGTTCGCATCTTTACGTTTCCATCTCCCGATGCTTCAGATGTCGTAGGTGTTACACCTGTCGACGCTGTTGCGTTCGATAAGACAAGTCGTGACTTGGTTATCAATAAGCACAAGGCTGTCGATGCACTACTCGAACGAGTACTCATCGGTCAATCAAGTGTAGCTGAAGAGGCTGAAGTCCGAAAAGCACAAGCACACTCACTTGCGAAGGCAATGAGTCAGGATTTGTACGCCGACATTGCAGCTTCGGGTGCATCGGTTACAAAGTATCTAGATACTGTGACGAATGTCATGGCAAAGCTAGATATGATTGGTGCTCTTGAACGTCTTATGGACGACAAGGTGCCAAACGACGGGCAACTCCACGCATTCCTATCACCCAATAACTTTACCGATTTGCTTAAGGATAGCGGTATCGTGTCCAATGATTTCATTGACACAGACGCGACTGCACGCGGAACATTCAATCATCCGATTGTAGGTTTCAATGTCCAGATGTCAAATTTGGCTACAGCGGGTTTAGGTGGTTCAGGGAGAAGTGTACTTCTCCACAAGTCGGCGGTAGCACTTGCAATTCAACGCGAAGTGAATACACGTGATGCTGACCTTGAACCAATCACAGGTCAACGTGCGCGTAGACTGAGTGCTGACATGCTCTACGGTGTTAAGACTCTCGATGCTTTAAGGGCTGAGATTCTAGAAAACACCTAATAGGAGGATGGTCAATGACAGTCTTTGCACTGTTAGATTTTGAACCAATCATCCAGGCGGGGGATCTCCTCCGTCTGGATGCTTTAAAGTCTACTGTCACACCTGACGAGACTATCTCTAAGGTTGAAATAGACCCACTTGGTCGAAATGAATTTATTGATATTACAACAGACAAGTTTCTTGACTTTGTTTATGAGAGTACTGTTGATAAAACGGTCACTCCTGTACTCAAGGTAACTGGGTCTACTAGTGGTGCCGTAGAGAAACGCTTTAGTATTCGCGTTCTCACTGAAGCCACAGACGCACTTTTTAGTAATGATGAACAGTTAAGAACTATTGAGCCAGAAATAAGACGGTACCTACCTAAAGGCAAATCGACTTTTAAGAATATCCATCGTCGTGCACAACAACTAGTGCTTGATGATTTGGACAGGCGCGGTCTTACAAGTGAGGACGGTTCAGCTTTAGTCAAAGAAGACTTTATCAGTAATCAAGATGTATCGGAATGGAGTGCTTTTAAGGCACTCACCATTATCTATGGCGGTATTTCTAATGAGGTCGATGACATCTTTGACAAAAAAGCAAACAAGTATTCTGGCATGGCCGCAGGTAAAGGTAACAGAGTAGCGATTAGGCTTGACAAGAACAGAGACGGAACAGTCGATGAGCACGAGAAATTAGATTCTAATGTAATCGATGTTGTAAGGCGATAATATGCTCGGTGATATAAGACCATTTTTTAGAACGCGTATGGCGGTGTTGGGTCTAGACGAGCATGATGATGGATTTAATGTAGAGAATATCGCAGCGACAAGGCTTGAAAATTCTTTTCACATAGGTCTACCATCGTTTTCAGGCATCTCTAATTCTCAAGACAATCAAACGATATCGTCAGTTGTATTATTGACCTTGTTTTTTCGTGGAACACGAGACTCTAATGAGGGAGTTGACAACGCATTGAGTAAAATCGATGAGGTACTTGACGATTTAGTAAATGCAGAAAACAGGTTACGATCTGATATAGGCATCCTTGATGTCAGCTTAACAGATGGTACCATTGAACAATTAGGTGATACTAATGATAACGCGATTAAAGCAATACTTGATTTTAAAGTGTTGACTGTGTTTAGCACAAGGAGGAAATAAAATGAGTGTAACAGACATTCGCATTGAGCCTATGAGGGTGACATTCACTCCTCCTGGTGAAAGTGCACTTGACCTCGGATTAACCGAGAACGAAATTTCGTGGGCGTATGAGTTGGGACTTGCCGATGTTCAAGCACAGCAAGAGGGTACCAACATCATTACTAAATTGGTTACTGGTGAAAACCATACGGTGACATTGAGTATTAAGGAAACAGACTTTGAGAATCTTAAAGCGATCTATCAAATAGCTGTACCTGGTGCTAAACAGTTCCTTATAACCCTAGGCTCAAACGATGACATTGATTTCAATGAGGGTGCAGGTTCACTACTTGCGACTCTTGATGCTGGTTCTTTCACACCAGATGAGATGTGTGCAGAAATTGCATCTAAGATGACCGCCGCCGCTGTAGCGACGATCTCTTGCGCATTCAGTACGGTGACGAATCTATTCACAATTTCGAGTGATGGTGGAACCTTTGAACTAGAATGGGCTAGTGGTGCAAACGTTGCGACAAGTGTAGGTCCTACCATTGGGTATGATGTTGTGGATGACACCGCTGGTGTTTCACATGAGTCAGACACCGCCGTTGACGAGGCTTTGCGATTCGGTAAAGGTCGTTTGTTTAGTTCTACTATCGACAGGGCTGGTGAATTAAACCTTCATCCAATTCGTTTACCCGATAGTGATAAGTCTGGAGACTTCACATACTGGCTTGCGTTTCCTAATCCTACTGGGATTACATTTACAGGAGATGCTGAATTAACTGTCGAGGCTCCGTTCACTGTTTATCCAGATGCGAGTAAACCAGATAACTTTAACAGGATGGTTATAGGTGATCCAACAGGATTTAGGAATGATACTCCTTAACTAAGAAGGGACTTATGGAAGAGATAAGAGTAAATGCTACGCCTAAAGTAAAACTTGTCGTTGACGACAAGGTGTATAGGCTCATAGGCATGAATGTAGGCGCGATGGAAAAAATGCAAGCGCGTCAAAAAGAGTTAAAAGAAATGGAGAAGTCGGGTGAAATTGACTTAGGCATCTTACACGAAACATTTGATATTATATGCGCGTGTGATTTAGATGGTCGTTTGGACCGTGATGTTTTAAGAAGTTTACCGATTGCTGATTTCAATAGGTTGATTAAAGGGTTAGTTGACAGTTCAAAAAAAAATCCTTAACCGACCTAGAAACTAGTATTTGTAGGGTTTGTTGGTTTTATGGATACACTGTGAACTATGTTCGCGGTCTAGATGTTGAGACATTTAATATGCTAATGCTTGGTCACAAAAAACTATGGTCTGAAGAAAGATTGATCGATGCGCGTGTATCTATGTTGCCACATCAAAAGAAAGAACATCAAAAGAGTTTCTTTAGTCAACTAGATACCTACAAACAAACTAAAACACTTGATGCTACTAAGCCTCATGAAATTGCTGGCGTGATACCAGGCGTGGGAGTAGTGCCTAATGGCTGACGAATCAGGTGAATTAGAGATCATTGTCGAATTAGACAATGCAAAGTTTAAGACTCAGCTTAAAGATGTCGAGAACCAAACAAAGAAGTCAGGCGGTAAGATTTCCTCTACTCTAAAAAGAGATGTAGGGAAACCTTTAGGTAGAGTGTTTGGTGGTTTAAAGGGTCAGCTTGCTGGGCTTGCCGCTTCAATTGCTGCGGCCTTTGCAACACGACAAACTATAGCCGCCGCCTCACGACAAGAGGAGGCAATCAACACACTCAACTCTGCGCTTGCAAGTACTGGTGAATTTAGTCAAGCCGCCTCAAGAGATGTTCAAGAATTTGCTGCTCAATTACAAGCGACTACTACTATAGGCGATGAATTAGCTATAGAGATGTTTGCGCTTGCACAGGCCTTTACACAAAACAAAGACGCTGCAAAGGAATTGACCGCTGCGGCGGCTGACTTTGCGGCTGGTGCTGGTATCAATTTTGAAGAGGCTGTTAGGCGATTAGGTAGAGCCACGCAAGGCACGACAGATGATATTGCTAAGTTTGCACCAGAAATTAAAAACTTAACAAGGGCACAGCTTGAGGCTGGTGACGCTACTCGAATCTTGGCTGAACGATTCAGTGGGTTTGCTGCGAATCAAATCAAGACATTCAGCGGTGCCATGAAACAAGCCGTCAATACCTTTGGTGATTTGTTAGAAAAAATGGGGGAGACTATTATCAAGTCGCCTCAGGTAATCAAAGCTATTCAGGCTATGTCACAATTCTTTGTAACATTGTCTGGTTCAATTGGTGAGGCTGGTAGTTCAGGCACAGCACTTATAAAAATCTTATCAATCATTATAAAGTCCGCTGGGTTTGTTACTGCGGTGTTCGATGGTTTAGGTGACGTTATTGCAAGATTTGCAGTAGGTGTGCAAGCGAATCTTATCGGATTAAAAAGAATGGTCGCGCTTTTAACAGGAAATAAAGAAGAGGCGGCGGCTTTAAAGTTCCAAATAGAATCATTAGCTGAAGTGTTGAATACCTCTCAGGTTGAATCATCTAACATGTCCGATGCCTTAGCAGAATTAGCAGGTAGCCTTGATGTAATTGCAATGACTAGTAATGAGGTTGTTGAGCCAGCACTTGATAATGTGAATAAAAAGATAGTCGAACAAAAAGGATTAACCGAGGGTCTTACTCAAGCATGGCAAGAGTTTGGAGACCAATTCAGGAGCATCAACAAAGATGGTGAGGAGGATTTTAAAAACTACAATAAGGTAGTTACTGCGGAGTCTAAGAAGCTTATTGGTGGTGGCATGAGAACATTATCAAAAGGCTTCCAACAAGGTTTCTCAAATATAGGCACGGCATTGATTAAAGGAGGCAACGTATTCGCAGCATTTGGTAAAGCCGTGCTGTCAATGTTTGCTGGTCTTGCACAACAGTTAGGTCAATTCTATTTAGCACTGGGAATAGCAAACGTTTTCTTGAACCCCGCAGCGGCGGCACAGTTCTTTTTAGCGTCTGCATTATTCTTTGTTCTAAGTGGAGTATTAGGCGCACTTGCTGGAGGCGGCGGTGGTGGTGGTGGTTCTGCTACGGCTGATTCTGGTGGTGGTGCTGAGGCTAGTCCATTGTTTGATACACCTGAAACTGTTGAGGGTGAGCCAGGCACAGCTATCACAGTCAACATTGAAGGCAATGTTCTTGATCGTAGGGAGACGGGTTTAGAAATAGCTGATGCTTTGAAAGAATCATTTGACCTTGACGGCACTACAATCGAAGCGACGGTGAGCTAATGAGTTTAACTACTCGCAGT